TTATTCAGAAAGTAATGTCTCTGATATTAGATCGTTAATTTTGAAACCATATTCTGTCACCAAGCTATAAGCACCTGCTCTTATATAACTCTCCTCTAATTGAAGCTTTGACTTTTCAGTATCCAGACCATGAGCGATGAGAAACCTTTCGAGTTCAGAGCTATGACTGGCCTTCTCTTTTCCAAGCTGTAAAAGCTCGGATGTATCTTTTAACTTATCGCTATATTTATCATGAAGACTCTTAATACCATGTGTAATAGTATCGATGCTGGATGATACTTTTTTCTGGTCATTAATTTTTAATTCTTTTAAATAAGAGCTTTTTGAAACCGCTTCTCTCAAGCATTCCCCTACATCTCTATCAAAAACAGCTTTCAATTCATCCATTTTCTGCTTGTGAGATTTATCCATTTCCTTGCGAGATGGCTGCCTCATTAAAATATCAGTTGGAGAACATGTGGTTATTAATACGACAGAAATTCTCTTTAAATATTCTGAACGCAGATGCACATAAAGTTCTTTTTCTTTTTTTTCTAACTGTTTATATTCTATTTCCTTTTTTGCAATTGACTCTTGTAAGGAAGCATTTTGATAGACAGGTATCACTGTGAAATATATAGTAAATATGGTCAAAAAAAACAGCCCAACCTGAGCTATGTAGCTAATACGGACCAACCACAAGTCAAACTTGCTATTAACATTCATCCCACTCTCCTAAATTAATTACTATTTTTAATTGTTTTGACAAAGTCTGTAGCAATGTTCATGGATATTTTCTTTTGAGCATATAAATATGATCGCAATTCTTTTTCAACCGTATAAGCTTTCATCTGCTCATTGACATCCTTACTTAACTTATAGGCATCAATTTTTCTTTTGAAATCTCTAATTGTAGAATGAAACCCATCCGGGTATTTACTCAAGATATCTTTATTTTTTGTAGTGGCAATGGAGATTTTTTTAATAGCTCTCGTCGAATACTAATCGGTATATTTTGAGCACTCTCGTAAAAATTATGCTCTCCCATTTTAATTGCATTATTAATAGCAAGATATGGTGTAATATACAAATCATCATAGCTGGAGTAAATACTTGCTTCTTCACCAACAGTGTTTGCACTGCGATAACTATCCTTTAAGTATGTTATTGCAACTAAACCATCAAAGTTTTCCCAAAAAACTGAGAACAAATTTTTCTTATTATCATCGATAGCTTTTTTAGCTATTTTTTTTTGCCTATCCAGCTCGCGAATTGAGGTCGCCAATTCTTTGTTTACTGAGTTCAATTCTTCTTCTGAAACTTTAAATTGCTGTTTTAAAACTTCGATGTCTTCACGTAATTTAATTTGAGCCGCCTGATTATTTAAAAGTTGTCTATTTGATTTATGAAGCTCGCTTTTTAAAGCATTCAAATCAACTTCTTTCTTTGCGATCTCTTCTGACAATAACTCTTTTTGATATATAGGCCTTACAGTATAAAAATACCCAAAGATAGCAAAAGCAACTAAAACAAATTGTGAAAAGTGACTGACACGAATGAGATATAGATCAACTTTACTTGCCATATCTTTCCTTATCAAAATCTTAACTTATAAAATTATTTGTATAAATCTATCATTGTTACGTGTGATTATATAATAAGAGTTTGCAGAAGCGAACCAATGTGTTTGATCGGGAAAAATTTTAGAGCCCACCAAAATCGCACTACACCGCACCCGCCTGCCACTTTCATGGCAGTAAATTTTTTCAGTTTTGTTTTTCTACATATTAGGAAGCCAGCCCGCGCCAGTGCTGGCTCTCTGGCATCAAAACCGGACTGAAAAGATTGAAACGAATTTCACTTTTTTTCAGTTTCTGCACTTTCTGGAGTGGCGTGATTTTTTTCAGGTGATTGTTTCAGAAGGGATTTTTACTTTTATGTCCCTATTCGGTAAAGATAACATTGAACACAAAAATAATAATATGATTAAATTCAATTAGTTATCAATAGAGTACACTGAAAAAATTTCATCATATATCAGCAGTGCCGGGCATGCTTTTCGCCTCCCGGTCTGGTGCCGTTAAGCCCGTTTTTTTGCCTGAAGAAGAATTTCCAGCGCCTTATCACGATCCTGTTCCGGCAGGGCATCAATCAGTTCTTTTACCCTTCCCTGCCCCTTTAGAGCACTGGGGCTGATGGTATGGGAAAAGGATACGCACATCACAAAGGTATGGCCGCATTCAACGTTGGTACAACTACAGTAAACGTCCGCCAGCTGTGGATGTTTACGATTGGTCTTACGGATCGTCGCGTCGGCAAGACATTCAGGGCAGGTCATTTTCATTATGCGCATGCAGATTCCTTTATTAATTGCCTGCCAGAAAAGGGCTGACAGGATTAGTCTCTTTACCTGAGAGCGTGTAACAATGGTAATACTGGTAACATCATTGATTTATAAATATAAATTCCGTTACCTCTGCATTTTTTTCGAGGTAACGAATAGTAACACCCGATTTTCGTTACCACTGTTACCATTCTTGTTTTTAAACTGATAAGGCGTGCTTTTTGGCTTTCTTTACTTCGCCCGGATCATCACCAGTCGCGAGTCATTTCTTCGCGTCTTCACGTTTTTGCCTGGCATCGGCGAGAGACACTGTTTGATAAACATCAAAGGACAATCGCTTCTCTTTGCCAGCAAAACGGTACTTCATACGCCAGTAACGCGAGCCATTGGGTTCAACCTGAAGGTATAGGCCACCTCCATCAGACAGCTTATAGCTCTTCTCTTTTCCTTTCGCAGCTTCAACCTTGCGGGCATTCAGCATCATTGGGGGCACATTTCCCAGACCAAACAGAACAAGCCCCTGAATGTGCCCCCAATTACATGTTGATTTCAAGATATAAGAGTTGACCTCAAACGACCAACAAGGACATAAAATCTATGTTTTTAAAGGATTTTAATGATCTGTATTGACTTGGGAAAACTAGGGGGTGGTGCCGATAATAGGAGTCGAACCTACGACCTTCGCATTACGAATTCTAAGAACTACCATTTAACACAGTAACTTACCGCATTCTGCCGCGCTCACACGTACCATGATGCGAAAACATGCAAAGGCTTGGTAAAGGTCACAATCCTTTGCGTGTCCCAAATTTGTCTCAGCTAAGTGATTCACAACTTAACCCGCCCTATCAGGCAACCATCAAATCCAGGCACTAACAATTTACCATTATCAACCCTTCTTACCATTAAGCAGCCCATCCTCCAGTCTATTTGCTGCGTCCAGGAAACCTGAATGGTACCCTCATCTTTTATGAAAAATATGTAGAGATCCCCACATTTGGAATCTTTTAGATCATGCCACCTCATAGTTGCCATCCGCTAAAGTACTGTATGTAATCACAGTATAATCACTATGCAAGCTTTAGGTCTAGCGTGAGCAGACAATCAAGCGCCCTTTCCTGTAGATGGGTAAGAACAGTACCTGACAGTCGGCAGAAGCTTCCTTTTACGACAACCTGTGCGGCCGGCATTCACCTATGGGTGACAATGCTTGTCACAATCTTTAGAATCTTGCGAAATTCTTACGGAGGAACCTTGTGGATAAGGTAAACAGAATTAACGGATTTGCGATCCCTGTTGCTATAGGTATAGTTTTTTTTCTCTATATCTTTGGTTACCAGCCTCTAAATGTATATAAATATGAGTGGCTTAGCAGAGGTGATGCGCTACAGAACTATTTAGGATGGCAGTTCTTTAGGCAAGCCCCATGGTCATTCCCTGTTATCGGAATGTCATCTGGGTATGGAATGGATGTTGGTAGTTCCATAGTTTTTTCTGACTCGAACCCCCTCCTTGCGATCATTTCAAAAATATTTTCACCTCTGCTACCAGAGACTTTTCAATACTTTGGCATATGGCTTTTAGCATGTTGTGTTTTACAAAGCTTTTTCCTGTGGAAGATAATATCATTATTAACTAAAAGTGACGCTATCAAGTTCTTCTCTGTTATTCTGATGATGTTTAATCCCGCATGGATTAACAGAGTGGGTCATATTAACTTAATGGGTCACTTCCTTGTACTCGCAGCTATATACCTCGTGATAAGTAACAATGAAAGAAGGCGAACATTTAAGTGGTCATCGTTAATGATGATCGCGTTCGCTGTGCATTTCTACCTTGCGCTGATGGTTTCTATAATTTGGGGGGCTAATGTTTTTTCTCGATTAGTAACCAGAAAATCATCCTTTAAATGTGCAGTCAGAGAATCAGCTATTGTTCTATCCTTATCTATAGCGACAATGTATGTAGTCGGCTACTTTACTGTAGGAAGTGTCGCACCAAATGGGGAATTTGGTGTATATCACAACAACTTGCTTTCATTCCTTATCTCGAATGGTTGGAGTCACTTTTTTAACTTCCATATATTTGGAGTTTCTACATTTGAGTCTTTCAACTTTTGGGGCACTGGCCTGTTGATAGCCTTAATCGCTGGACTCAGTGGAGTGATAAAAACACTTAAAATCACCAAAATTAATGAAGTTACTTTAACGTATTTTTTGTTTATACCTCTTTTTTTGATGTTAGCCACAACCAATGTTATCGCATTCGGTCAGCACCAGTTTGTTATCAAGCTTCCATACCAAATAGTTAATGCTTTATCTGTCGCAAGGGCATCAGCACGGTTTTTCTGGCCTATAACATATTGCGCAATGATATTAATCTTGGCTGGGGTATTAGCATCCTTTAGCAAAAGGAATGCACTGATTATTATCATGGCAGCTAGCGTCATTCAGGTCTACGATACTTCGGCAGGGTATAGAAAAGAGAGTTTTTATTTCTTCAAGAAAACGGAAGATAGCTTTGTTTTAAATAATGAGTTCTGGTCTAATATTTCGGGAAACTATTCCTACTTAAGATATGTTCCTTTCCATAACCAAGACTCTCACTGGAGCCAGCTTTCACTAGTTGCCGAGAGAAATCGTATTCCTACTGATGCTGTCTATCTTGCCAGATTTAATGATAAAAAATCGAACGAGATGAATAAATCTGTTTTAACGGATCTCGCCTCAGGTGAATATGATTCTAGAGCTGTTTATGTAATCAGGGATGATTTAGTAGACAAGGTATCGCTTAGAGACGGTGACAAAATATTCCGTATCGATGGCCTTAATGTGCTTGCTCCAGCGATGCAATCTTGCGTGCGATGCGCTGAAGTTAAGCGCAACGTGAAGAACGATGCATATGTGTTTACGCGTGACTGGCTTAGCAGGCAATCGCTGGGTGAGTGGAACGATGGATTTGAAACTACAATATTGGTCCAATCTCAGTCAGAGAATGTACATCTTAAAATCGGATACAAAGTATTTACCCCAAGACAAGCCAAACAGCAGCGACTAATTTTCATGGTAAATGGAAAGGTAATAAAAGAAGTCATGGCTCATATGGACGGAGAGGTGGAGTTGTCTTGGGCTAACGAATATGGCATTCATTCATCCGTACTTACTATAGAAACTCCTGATGCAATAGAGCCAAGGAGCATCGGTATGAACGACGATCCACGCCTGATTAGCTTCGGCATAAATTCAATTTCATTTAAAAAAATCAGTCAGGAAGCTATGTGATGAAGATTCTTAACACCTTCCTTAGATACGCAAGCATCGGATTGCTCAATACGGCGATTCACTGGATAGCGTTCTATGTTATTTATGTGATAGCTCATACAGATCAGTCATTAGCTAACTTTGGTGCTTTTTGTATTGCAGTGACCTTTTCTTTCTTTTTAAACGCTAAGTGGACGTTTAAATCTGAGGCCACTACCATTAGATATATGATTTATGTTTTCTTCATGGGTGCAATGGCTGCTGTCACTGGATGGGCGGCTGATATGATGAAATTAAGCCCAATTGTGACACTTATTTCATTCTCTGCCATAAGCTTAATTTGCGGATTTTTTTACTCTAAGTTTATTGTTTTCAAGGATGCAAAATGAAAATATCACTCGTTGTTCCTGTCTTCAATGAAGAAGAGTCTATTCCAATTTTTTATCAGTCTGTGAGGAAAGAACTATCTCACCTAGACGTTGAAATTGTATTTATAAATGATGGAAGCAAGGATGGGACTGAAGGGATAATCAATGCACTTTCCGTATCTGACAATCTTGTTAAGCCTATTTCCTTAACTCGTAATTTCGGAAAGGAACCGGCTTTGTTTGCGGGGCTTGAGCATGCAACCGGAGATGCAGTTATCCCTATTGATGTGGACCTGCAGGATCCGATTTCTGTAATTCCGGAATTAATTTCTCGCTGGGAATCAGGCGCAGATGTGGTACTGGCAAAGCGTGTTGATCGCAGTTCAGACGGTCACTTGAAGCGCAAAACTGCAGAATGGTTCTACAGGCTTCACAATGCCATTAGCTCACCGAAGATTGAAGAGAACGTAGGTGATTTCCGTCTGATGTCACGTGAGGTGGTTGAGCACATCAAGTCATTACCTGAGCGCAATCTATTTATGAAGGGGATCCTTTCATGGGTTGGAGGCTCAGTTGACGTAGTCGAGTACACACGAGCTGAAAGAGTGGCGGGGAAATCAAAATTTAATGGCTGGAAGCTGTGGAACTTAGCTCTGGAAGGGATTACCTCATTTTCTACATTTCCGCTCCGCATATGGTCTTATATAGGAATTATTGTCGCTGCAGTGTCTTTCATTTATGGATCATACATGATAGTGAATACATTGCTTTTTGGTAACCCTGTAAGTGGATACCCATCGATTATCGTATCGATACTATTCTTGGGAGGGGTTCAGTTAATTGGAATTGGTGTTCTTGGGGAATATATCGGGAGAATATACATTGAAACAAAAAGAAGGCCGAGATACTTAAAGAAAAATTAATAGCTGATATCTTCTGATGAAATAAGGAGTAGTTACTTTCAGCACATGAGTAAAGAACCTACAGTTACTCTAGTTATTCGGAGAAAAGTTCGGGTGATACAATTAATGCTACCACCCGAACATGTCACGCTTTCATCTGTTAAAAATTACGTTAACCATTGAGTTGTTGATGAACAGTAAATCTCAACGCTGGAGCCGGTAGCAAGAGACATAGATGCGTTCGTTCCTAGAGCGTTAATGCTCGCACCAGAATTGGGATAAATTTTCAGAGCAGCCGCGGAATAGTTAAAAACTTTAACCGTCCTTCCTGTCCAACCGGCCGGCAAGCGAATGCCTGCATTTGCATCTGAGTTTGAGTTAACTAACACCCGGTCCGTGGCTACTGCTGATGCGGTGGACTGGGCGCTTCCTGCAGGTATGAGTGTAGAAAAGTTTGTGTTGCTAATCCCTTGCAGCCCAATCTTCGGGACCACGTTTGGATTATATGTATTCCCGTTATTTTCCATCCTGGAGGGAAGGTTGACTGAGAAGTTAGCGCCCTCAGAGTAAATTGCGTATTTCCCATTATTTGTAATTCTACACTCGATCGCTATATCCATGACACACCCTGAGTCAGCAACATGGATGGCATGGTTTGTACAATAGGAAATGAAAGGGCTTTTTATTGTCACGCAAGCGCCTGCATATTTATCTATTGCGACGCCATCTGAATAACCCCATGAAACATGACCATTTATGGTTATTTGACTATTTGCATTAGTGGCCCTTGCATCGTTGATATAAACGCATGGCCCAGACTGTGAATGCTCAATTACGCATGTATCTCCAAAGCTGAGCACACCATTGTACTTATCAACAAGTGAGTTATTTATAACAACATTGATACCATTGTAGGTTAGCATTGTGCTATCCATAAAGAAATTATCGAAACCACCACCTATAAGCACCCCGGTGGTACATGATGCAATCTTCCCTCTTGTGCACCATAAATCATATTGTGGGTAAGTCGTCTGGTCTGCACCTGCACCAGAAACCTTTAAGCCTGTGGTTTTTACAAAAATCACATAATCATCTAGCGTCGAAAAGTCTGTACTATCGAAGTAAATTCCATCCCATAGATTTATGGAGCCCACATCAGACTGAGTGCCAGCGGCAATGCCTTTTAGCGTAGCAAAGCTGGTATACTTGATGTGGATTGCGCAGCCAGAAGTCATACTGGTGCTAGATTTGACGCCAAAATCGCGCAATGTAAGATGGGATGAGTTTATTGCGTAAATTAAATCATTAGTTGTACTTGTGCCTTTGTATACGAGAACCGTAGCAGCCTTGCCTTCTCCTTGCAGCACAAGAGGCGCGCCTTCAGTGCAACTGACGTCAATCGTTGAATTGAAAATATAACGTCCAGCAGGAAGATTTACAGTGCCTCCAGATTTGCTGATTACGTATGCAATAGCAGCTTTAATAGCTGCAGTATCATCAGTTTTGCCATCACCTTTTGCCCCGAAATCCTTAACAGAAACTCTTTCTGAAATCTTTTCAGTTAGAACCCTCTCTGTAGATCCCGTGTAGCCTGGTTTGAATCTAACATTATCTGTCTGAATTGTGCTTGTTGATGTTAGTAATTTTGACACATCAATCGTTACGCTGTCATCAGTAGGCGAGATCTGGTCTACTCGTAATTTACTCATTGGTTTTCTCCATTTGCAATAGTCCAGAAGCTGCCTTCGCCAACCTTAACTGACTGCCCTTCTGATATTTCAACGGTTGGTCCAAATGACCATGCGTTTACTTTGTCTGGAATGTTTATGCTGTTATCTACGGTTTGTTTATGCCAGGAAATTACTGAGAACGCGCTAGCTTCTAATGGTATATTACCTGTGAGCTGTTCCTGTATATTCTCAATGGCTTCTTGCCGAGCTGAAACTTCTTGCTCAACGCTTTCTTGAATTGCTTCATCAGAAGCCATTCTGGCTGCAGTTTCAGTTGCAACCTCGCTATCAACATAATCTTTAAAACTATCAATCTCGTTATCAACGTATCTCTTATTAACCGCGTCCTGCGCTTTATCTGGATCTCTAAGATTGCTTATGTGTTTATTTAGCGCGTCATAATATTCAGAAAAAAAACTAGGTCTTTTGAGAGCTAGAGAGTCAAATCGCCATCCGTATTCCTGAATAAGCATGGTCAGCTTATCAAGCGCAGCCTCATGAGAAGCGGCAGGAAATTTGCCGTTCTCGTAATACTTCGTTTCTTGCGTCACAGGCGGATTGCGGTAAATCAGGATGGTGCTTCCGGTTGGGTATGTCGTGTTCGCTGTTAACACGCCCCCACCACTCGTTCCTGCGCCTGTTACGGTGAAGCTAATGCCGTTAACTGGCTCACTCACTCCTCCGCTTGCATCCGCCACTAATGCGCTAATATCGCTATTGAGCAGAAAATAAAACGGAATCGGGAATGTAGTAGTAGCGCCGTCCCCGTTATACTCGATGTAACTTTGGGTGGATGAAACTGTCATCTGCCTTTCTCCGGGCGTGTGTAATCCCCACAGGAAATTCCTGCGGTAAGAGGGTTAATGCGAAATATCCAGGCGAGTGACATTGAGATAACTGCCATTGTGGCAGTCGTGCTTTCGCTTATCTCCATCCCTTATCTGGACTGGTGGGGATTCCTCATCGGCCCAGCGATGGTGTTAATGTTTGCGTGGGCCTATTACTCAATGGAGTTTGTTGTGTGGCTTGGTGGTACTTTAAAGAGAATCATCGGCCGAGCATGAATTTCGACGGAGGAATTAGGAAGTCATTACCCTGATTCTTCCTGATATTCTGCTCGTAGCGGTGGAGAGACCCGGGTGATAACGATTCCTGTAGTTGGTTGAGGATGAGGTAGTTCATTACCGGTCGGGCCCAGAACAAGTTGATGAATGGCGTGTGGTCCACGGTGAATCGGAATGCGTCACCGGCCTTTGCGTCACCTGCTCTTGCCTTCTGAAACAACGTCACTATCTCATCTAGGTTCCCGGCAACTGGGCCTGCCAGTGAAGTGACAGGTCCGTTGCCAAATCGGTTTGCTTCACCAAACAGGAAGTCACCAAAGATACCCAGCCCGCCGCCCTGCGCTGCAGCTGCGAGCAAAGTCTTGCTGTCTGCAGGCCGCGGCGTCTGACCTTTTAGCATCAGCTTGGTCTGCATGGACAGATAGCCAAAGGTCGTCATCCACAGGAACAACTGAGCCAGACCAAGCATCTCACCTTTCCCGCTTTTCGCCAGCGCATTCCACACGCTACCAAACCGGCTTTGCCCAAGTGGTGCCGGCGTATACCCCCTTCCGAAAACTTCCCTTCCCAATGCCTGCTGCATGAATGACGCGGTAAAAGATTTATACTGGCCGATGAAACGCAACAGCTCACCTTCCACTGTTCCTGGCTGCGTACCCTGCTTCATAAGCGCCCGTGTACGTGCCGTTGGTTCAGTCATCGCCACCATCACGCGGTCAAGCACGTACCCGCGAAGCTTGTCGGCCAGCTGCTCACGTCCTGCCTGCAGACTCTTTTCGTTCACGTTTACGTTGCGGTCGGAAACATACTTTGCGATCACATCATCAGGGATGGAGTCGATGCCGTCCGGCGTCATGAATTTGCGGCCTTCTGAGCCCTTCAAATCCATCTGGCGATAGATGTTCCATTCAGCCTCGCCGATGCCGTGAAGGTCGAGCGCGCGCTTTAAATCTCCATTCAGCGTGGCGTGTGGCGATCCAGCATTGTCAGCCAGCCAGTGAGAAATCATCGTAGCCGTGGTGTTGCGTGATGCGTCTGTCCACCAGTTCAGTCCGTTCAGCTTGAAGAACTGGCGTTGCAGGCGTGACACCTTTCCGGGTAGCGTTACATCGCCTGAGAAGCGCTGCAGAATCTCATCCCGCATTGAATCGGCGTAAACGCCAAGCGAGCTGAGGATCTGCTTTTGCTCTGGCGCTGAGTAACGTTTTAAGCGCCCCTGGATGGACTCAGTGAGCGCCTGCGGGAAACTCTTGCCCTGATAGCGAAGTTCCAGCGCATTGCTCGCCAGGTCGTTAAAGGAGGAAATGAGAGCGCCGCCCAGCTTAATCATCGAGTCCACTGCGCGAGTGGTTGACCCGAAGCGTGCAAGCGCCGTAGATCCGGGAATATTGGTTGCGCCTGTAACCTCGGCCATCTGGCTTTTAATCTGGCTTCGCCGTGCGTCGGTGAATGCTCGCAATGCGCGTTCATTTCCGCGCAGGTCGTTGGAGATATTATCCGCCAGATAATTAACCATATTCTCCGGGTTGGTTCCGAGAACGCGCATCAACCCTGTATTTCTTGCCGAGGATTCTAGCCCCCCAAAAATGGCCTCTCGCAGGCTTCCCACCCCGAACTGCTGGTTATACTCATGCCATGAGATGCCGTCCTTAAAGTGCAGCACGCGCTCCTGACTTGCGCGACGGGCAACGTTCTGCGAACCTTTGAAGCCTTTCATCCAGTCCGGCTTCTCTGATGAGAGGTGAACTCCTGATGCCAGACCGTCATATACGCTTCGCAGGAACGAATCACGGTCAGCTATGCCTTCAAAGGTGGCATTATCCAGCCGCGGGAGGATGTTGTTCTTCCATGATTCATACCCTGCGACGCGGATTTTCATCATGTCATGACCCTGTCGGGCGATGTACCCGGGCGTTTTTCTAATCCATGCCCCTGCCTTATTGGCATCAATGCGCGCTGCTTCCTGCCACTTCGTAATGATTTGGGCAATCTTCAGCGATTCTGGGCGCATCCCTGCGGTTTCCTCACCTTTGCCGATGCGCCACATGGCGTCAGCTACTTCTGCATCGTTAGTGCCGGCCGCCAGAAATTTCAGAACATCAGCTTGCTCGAGATCGTGATTCAGGCCTGAGAGGTATTTTGAACGCAGCTGAAACTGTTCGGCCGAGGCGGATGATCGACTTCCTGTGCGCGCTTCGTTACGCCCTACCAGAATTGCCGACAGGCCAATGTCGGGGCGGTCTGCGAAACTGTCACGCAGAAAAGCCAGCCTTTCGGCAGCGATGCGAGTGTTCAGTGCTTTGTTTCTGGCTTCGATAACCGCGGCTAACTTCTCCTGATTGCCGAGTTCATTAGCCGCGTGCAAAGCTGCATCTTCCAGAGAGATGCCTTCATTCTCTGCTCTGATGCGCTTTACGGTGGTTTCCATATCCCGCACTAGAACTTCCATTTCCTGCTCTGAAAGCTCTCTGCCGGCAGCCTTATTTACCGCCTGCTCACATTGCGTAAGAAACTGGTTCGCCATTAAATTCTCCTGAGCATACAGGCGGCATAAGCCTGATAGCCTTTGACGAGGCTTTCGTCGTTAGCTTCTTTCTGAATGTTGCTTAACGCTTCGCGAAGCTCTGTAGAATCAAGTTCTTCCACGCGCTGCTTCGCAAGATTCATTTCAGCCTCGAAGTCTTCCTGAGCATTCAGTAAGTCTGCATCATCACGCGAGGCGCGCTGGTAATCAGCGTCAGCCTCACGACTGGCGTTCACTGTAGATGGCTCAGCGTCGCTCTGCGGGCCCTTGCGGATGCGATCCATTGAAGACTCGCGCAACTCTGGCGCATTAATGTCGAAGAACGGCTCTACGTCAGGTGATTTACCTTGCAGCATATGTGATATGCCTGCCCGGAAAGCGTTCTGTCGCTGAGTCCAGTGGGCTTCGTTTATACGTTGCGCTGCTGTGCGTACGCCTTGAGCGAGGGGGGTTCGCTGCAGGCCAGACTTTATTTCATTGGCTCTGGCCTCTATCCTTCCCCGCAATGATTCAGGGATGTCACCTCGAGCTATTGAAGCCTGATCGCCTCTCGCTCGTTCAGCCACTGCATTTCGCTCAATCAATGAGTTGAGCTGACCATTCCTGTCCTGGATAGCTTGCTTTTCGCTTTCAATGTCGCGCTGCGCACGCTGCTTCGCCTCTCGAAACTTGACCCGCTGCTGCTGATACTGAGTAACGCGATCATTCAGGGTTTCGTCCAGCAAGGATGCCTGGTGCTCGTTTGAGGCAATCTGAGCGCGCAGGTCGCCTACATCTGGCCTGAACCCCGTTTGTAGTGCATCAAGTTCACCTATATAGCCGGGTACAATGTCATCATATGCTCGGCTGTATGCGTAGTTATCTGCCTCGCGAGCAATGGTTTCATCCATGAAAGGCGTAGTCGTCTCTTCACTAATGGCGGACGCACGAGGTGCACTAGCCGCCTCTACAGCAGGAACATCGGTAACAACATCGCCTCCAGCTGCTGATCGCCTGCCCCTTACAATATCTGCGATCACACCGCCGCCGGCATGCAGAAGCCCGCCGCCAACCGTGCCGTAGAAGAGATTCTCCATAGCATTACCGAGTGTGAAATCCTCACCCTCAGCCGCCTGCGCCATTGCTGTGCTTGGCAGGGAAATCGCTGTCTGTGCGCCGCCCATCAGGGAGCCCTGCAAGAACCTCTCTCCGGCGCGGCCAAGCATGGTTGCAGCTCTTGCTTCGCCGGCGAAAGGAACGAATGCCAGCGCAAGGTTTCCCGGATCCGCCATCGCGCCACCGAGGTTAGCCAGCACGTTAAGCGGCGTGGCAACGAAGCCTGATGGCGCAGCCGCGGCTATCTGCTGCTTTGCCAGCGCGTCTTTACGCGCCGACACCACATTGTCCAGATATGTTTTCGTTACACCTTCGTCGGGAACGTTGATGCTCTTGACGCCGTACTGATTGAGTGTCGCATCTGCTTCTGCTTTCGGGATGACAGGAGAATCCGGATCGTTTAGCTGACCGTACGCCCGATTAAGGCGTAAAGCGGAGTTAAACGGGCCTTCATCGAAACCCTGCTCAAATGTTGCCGCCAGTGACTCACCAAGCCCGGACGGGGCATTTCCGATAGGCTGGTTAATCCCCTGCCCGGGGTCTTGGGTATAGATAGTCAACGCTGCACACCTTTGAGGAAGTTATCGCCAAATACCGCTGATTGCGGCGTCGATCCGCCTTTGCTGGCGTCAAACTTGGTTGGTGAAGAGAAGAACTTGCTGATGCTGTTACCGATGCCGCGATTCTGCTGGCCGAGTTTAGAAAGGTCGCTGAATTTCGCCGTGATGGGGTTACCGTTCGTGTCGTTAACGACCAGGCCATTCAGCGTAAGCATCAGACCCGACTCATCTGCATTGGTCACCCATTCAGCGTTATCTCGAATGCGGGACAGGCTCTGCTGCCGGTTAACCTCATCACCTAAACGCGGGTCGCCTTGCAGCGGCATTATCTGGTCTGCCTTGAGGTTTTCCAGATAATGACTCGCGCCATCACGGACATCGCTCATATCCAGCCCATACTTAACCGGCAGGCGCCATGTTCCTTGCGTCTGGTATTGGGTGCCCAGCACATCCTGATAAGCCTGCTTTGCTGCATCTCCAGGACTCATGCCCTTCTGGATATTCAGGTAAGTAAGGCGGCGTCCTTGCTCGTTGAAATTGTTCCAGACGCCAACCCCACCAGGCTGATTAACCATCGTTGAGGCGAAGTCTTTAGACTGTGCTGCCCACTCGCCATCCGCAGAGTCTGACGCGCCCTGATTCGCAGTGTTGATAGCATCCTTCAGCTCGGCAGTCTTGACGTTGCGGTTTTGCCAGAGAGCATTTGCCGCGCGTGGATTGTCAGTTGCCATCACTACCTGCAGCGCGGGCCCTGCCTTTTTCTGCACCTGCTGCATCACCTGATCAGCATAAGGGCCAAACTGGTTTGCTACAGACTGGATTGCCACGACGCTTTGCTCTTTGTTCGTGTCAATCTGCTGCAGGATGCCGTCAGTTAACGCGTCTGGCAGTATGTCCTTGCTCTTGATGCCGAGCCGAGACTTGTCGACCATGATCGCCTGCGCCAGAGCTGCACCCTGCGACGGGTCTTGCTGGTAAGCCTGATAAGCTGCCTGAACATCAGGTGAGTTCTGTGTCAGCCAGCCGCCGGGGTCTTTCTCGCGAGCGCCAATCACCTGCTGATACTTCTGCACCGCCTGTTGATACCGCTGCTGCCTGAAAGCGAAATCATCTTCGTTTCCCTCAGGCCGAATGCTCTGCACTGCCGCAAGGCCTTGCCCTGCCGACTTGGTATTGATGTCGGAATAGATCGGCTGCAACTGGTTGAGCATGGCGTATTGCTGATACTGCTTATCCAGCAAGGTTAACTCTTCTGGAGAGGCATCGTGCGCCGCAGTGCTCAGCCACTGCTCATGACTGATAGGGTTGTTCACAGGGTTGCCAGATTCAATCAGCGCGATGTCGTTCTTCATCTGGTCTTGCATGAGAAGGCGGCGCTGCGTGTTCTGCTGGTCAACCTTTGCCTGAGCCTGATTTATGATGCCGTTGGTCTGCTGTGGTGTAAGTTGTCCCCACGGAACGCCAGGCGCGAGCTGGTTTGGGTCATTCAACGATGACCATGCGCGGTTAAGCTGCGAATCGCTTACGGGTGCGCCGTAGCTTTCCTGTCGAGCCATCGCCTTTGCAACGGCCGTCATCTGCTGCGGGTCGTTGGGATTCAGCTTCGCATCAACTGGAATGCCGGTTTGCTTGCTGACAGACTGCGCGTATTGGACTGGATCGTTCTTGTCTGCCGCCGGCGCCCACTTGCTGATTAGGCTCTGCAGCGTGTCATTGCCGTTGGCGATGTGATTACGCATCAGCTTCAGGCCGGCGCGAAACCCATGGTCAGCAGTATCAAACTGTTCAAAGCCAGAACCGTTATCGTCGCCTTTGCCAACCCAGTTATTGCCAGAGTAACGGATGTTGAGTGGGTTGTTATTGCGGGTCGCCAGCGTGCCAGATGATCCTGAAGGCGCACTTACACCATCTGATGATCCTGCTGTCTGCGCAGCCTGAAATGTGCTGTGCTGGTCAATGACATGCTGCGGGTCTTTCTGAATGCCGTACTGAGCAGCTGAAAGCGCCCATACGTTGCGAGAGCGGCTTGCCAGTCCCGCCTTCGTTGCCGGGTCAAGGTCGCTCTGGTCAATCGCCTGCAGGTGTGCGATCGCAAGAGATTTAGCAGAGTCCGGATTTTGCAGAATGGCATTGCCGACCGCTGAGGCGCTGTCCGTCAGGTTGGCCACCTGAATCTGCTTCGCCTGATTCTGCCCCCAGTTGATTGCCTGATTCTCTGTCTGTCCGCGTAGTTGCGCCCAACGCAGTGTGTAATCCTGCTTCTCGCTGTCGCTGAGGTCAGGGTGCGCATCGAAGAACTGCTGCTGATGCTGCTTTAGGATTTCCTGCGATGCCGGGATGTAGTCGATGCCGGTGCGGGATTTCTGCTGTGCGTCGTTCAGTGACTGAGACAGAGCTGTTTGCGAGTTGACGAAGTCCGTCATGTACTGCGTGTTCTTCACCGCCTGCTGCTGCTGACCAAGCCGCGCTGCCACATCGACAACTCCACTCAGGCCCTGTTGAAACATTTTTGAATCTGTGGTTTCTGTCGGCGTATTGATGGCGGATGAACCTGCTGCCCTGATGCCAACCTGCTGCTGATAGATAGGGATGCGCGCCATGATTTACCTTTTCATCATTGCCTTCGTGCCGTAGTAAGCGCTGGCCGTACTCGCTGCGCCTCCAAGGAGACTCAGCAATCCGGGCCTTTGAGCCTTCGATGTAGCGCGCATCGCGCTGGCCTGATTATTCAGGTCTGCAATCTGCTGCTGCCCGTTATAGTTGGCATTAGCCGCATCCATCTCAGTGTCGATTGCAGATGACCGCTGAATGAGTGCGTTGCTGCCGCCTGTGCCTGTGCCGTTGTCTGCAAACGCCGCGGCTTGCTGGCCTGCCACCTGTGCGCCCTGGCTGCGAATCTGGCTGACCTGAGAGCCGGTCTGCAGGGCGACGTTGCGGGCCTGCTGGTCAAGAAGCCTGGCGTTAAGATTGCTTTGCTTTGAAGCATTGCTTGCGCTGCTGATGTTGCTCAGCGCCCCTAACCCAGCGGCGCCGGCTGCGAGATATTCCGCCATTTACTTCCTCACTATGCTGTAAGATTTTGCGTCGCTGCCGTCCGGCATTACCCGGCGCAGAATTCCTTCACACTGAAAGCCAGTCATCTCCAGCCACCGATCTGATTCAGGCGTCGTGCTGAACGTCTCCAGGCGGATGTACTCCCCCTCAACCGCGGCGATGAGTCGCTTTGTTGCCCGATAGATTTTTATCCACTGATTCGGAAAACCCTCTGCCACAATCATGTGCAGATATGCCCGCGTATCAGTCACCGGAATGACTCCACCTATCGCCACAACTCGCCCATCCTGCACGCCAGTGAAACAATCACCAGAAGCCAACTGCCGCCCGTATTCAATGCTGCGCTGGATATAGCGCTGACATGCCTGTGGCTCTATCTGCAGGATGTGCTCGGGTTCGAACTCGATTATGTTCATTCGCCGGTCGTCCAGGTTCGGGGGTAGATTGCACAGATGGTCATGGGAAGCGGCTGGTCCTGAAGGATGCGAATGCAGCTATACAGGTCATAACCACCGGGGATTGGCAGTTTCTTGATGTCAGAGTAAGCGCCGGGGACTTTGTCCATCATGTCGCTGTAATCGCGCGTCTCGATAGTGTCTGGCTGTGACGCGGTCTCATTGCCTGCCTTGCCGCCAAGAGAGTTGACGAACAGTACGGCGATCTCATTGCTGCGCTTTGTCTTCGAGTCCTGAAAAGGCAGGGTCACAAGCTCTGACGTAAACGGCAGGCCCACGTTAACGACAGACGACTTCCACTGAAGCTGCGCCTCGCCGCCGCTAACAACCACATCAGGATGCGCAGCGCCATCAGTGGTAACCGCTACAGTCTGGCCCTCGAGATGGCTCAGGCCGGTTACGCTCGTGACAGGCGTGCCGCTATAAGTCAGCCCACAATCCACGTAGAACGCTTCTGACAGGGATTGCGTGTTAGCGTCCCATGCTGGCTTCATGTACTCGACATAACGCTTTGTGACGCCGTTGATAGTGCGATTTACGACAATCCACACATCATCACGATTGCCTGCCGGGTCTGGGATGGTTGCTACCGATTCCACGACTCCGCTCACGTCGTGACGATGCCATGCGATTACTTCCTGCTCTGCGTTGTATGTCAGCGCTACCAGTTCACCACTGGTCAGCACAACCCACACAACGTTGTCAGGCTCCTGCTGCCAGGCGAAATCCACGATGCCTGTAGACGTCATGTGTTCAGCCAGCACGCTCAAATCTGTCGAGCTGTACGAGCCGCTCTGATAGTCAGCTGATACAGCCCTGACCTTCCTGCCGGCGCGCTGCACAAACAGCACTGTGTTGCCTACAAGCAGCGCATTGACGCCTTTAGAGCCGTATTTCGATTCCTGCACAATCTGGATGTTGTCAGGGCCGAATGCACTGGTAGTCGTCGATGGTGAGCATGTTAGTTCGCTACTGGCTGTGCCAACGATGAGGGAGCTACTTGCAGCAATCCACTGAATAGTGTTCGTGGAATCCGCTTCAATCTGCACGTTGATCGCATCGTCAGACTCAACCTCAAACCCGTTACTCATCGGTGTGAAGTTTTCATAGTCAGAAGCGACCGAGAACCACAGTTTGTTATTGCCGGCGAAGCACAGGCGACTCTTGTAGAATCCAACTTTCGTCGGATACCCCATCGCCGCAGACCAGTCGCCAAACGCCCACTTGAACGTTTTGCCGGTAGTAGTTCGCACGCTGGGCGGTAGCTCGGTCAGAATCTTGCCTACGGCCACGCTGGCACTGGTAACGGAGGTAATCTGAATTACACCCCACCCGCCGTTGCTGTAGCGCCACATTGCCTGACCATCGCTGTGTGCACCTGCGGTCCATGTTGGCTGAGTGCTGCCCGTCTTGGTGCCGAGCATGTCCTCGTAATACTTGCCGTCGCTGCGACAGAACACGCCAGGCGAAAAGGTTTCCTCTGTGCCGGATGTCCATGCTGGAATGTAGCCGTCGTGCCCGGTGCCGTCCGTTACCTGGTCTGTGCTCGACTCGATGTAGAACAGTCCGCCCACGTGCCCGGACTGAAAGATGGCAGAGTTGGCGGTGATGGTGCACAGGCTGGTTGTTGTCGGCGTGCCGTCAGGGCGTGTAGCGCCATCGGCTGACCAAATACGGAATTGGTCCGTGTAGACGGTCACGCTACGGCTGGAGTTGATGTTGTCGAACGGCCCAAGAGCGGCTGCATAGTCAAAGGGGTTCATCGTCCAGTTAGTGTTAGATAAGCGGCTCAGTTTGTACGGCGGCTTGTCACCTGTGTGGCAGCAGATATAAATCACATCACCGCTCTGCACCATGGACAGCCCAAATCCGCCGTCGCTGTTTGTCAAATCTGCAGCCGTGTAAGGCGATACGATTACATACTGATTGCCTGCCCCATCCAGCGCGACACCATGGTTCGAGTAAAATTTGATGTAACCAGGCCCGAATTCAAGTATGAAGGCCTGGGTCGTGTTGTACTCGAACTTTGCCAGCCAGACCTTTTGAGACGAGTTATATACCTGGCTGACAAAGTACGTTCCGCCGCGTCGCTCTGCCGGACCTTGCGAGCGAGGGATGAAGTTGAGCATCTTCTTGCAACCGTTTTTCCACTTCTGGAAATCGGTCTGCCCCAGCATCAGCGGGGAAAATTCGCCTGCGTTAAAGCTATTGATTGCGGGGGTAGCAGATGGCATTTACAACCTCGATGTATACCAGGATGTTTCCTGTTGCTGAATAGGCGGACGCTCAATGGCGCTGGCCTGACGCGCCTGCTTGATTGCTAGCTCGTAATCCTGCAGCGCAGCCTGTTTCTTCGTTGATGACTGGGTGATCGTCTCGCAGATTTCTACCGCCAAAGCACAGGCGAATACTTCAGTGAAGGCTGAATCGTACTGGCTGGGGTCGGTTACTTTTGCTCCGTAGCGAAGCAGCAGTGGCGATTCCATATCAGTCAGAATCTTGCGTCCTTCGACCTGATAGCGAGGGACAGGAAGAATGTTTTCCCATTGCCACTCCTCACGAACACTGTCGCTGACAGCATCAATTCGGAGGCAGTCGGACGGAAGCTGGTACTGGAGCTGGTAGCCGTACTCCGGCTTTTCAGCCAGAGCTGCCAGCTTCGCCCTGCGAATAGCGAATGACCAGCGGTAGGTGCGAAGCAGGTTTTCAAGCACGCCATCATAAACGGCCTCGATTGCGCGTGACTGCGTGTTGTTGTCCGTTTCGGACATCAGCCGCTCAGCGCCGAGCTTCGTCATGGCCCGGTTGATGATGACAATCTTGGTAGCCATATCTCACCAAAAAGAAAGCCCTCCGAAGAGGGCTGGATTATCAGGATGCGGTAACAGTGATGGTGCTGGTTGCGGTGTAGCCGCCATCTGCGGTGGTAACGGTGATGGTCGCCGTACCTGCCGCAACACCTTTCACCGTGATGGTGTTGCCAGAGCGAGTCACGGTAGCCACTGCGGTGTTGGATGAAGTTGCGCTGATAGCCGAGTTGGTCGCATCAGAAGGCGATACGCTGGCAGTCAGAGCCACGGTTGCGCCAACGGCCACGCTGGCCGTGGTCGGGCTTACGCTCACGCCAGTAACCGATACGTTGGTGACGGCGGAGAAGTCCGGCGTCGGTGAGCCAGCCGGGTATGCACGGTAGCCATCCGGGCCAAGCAGCAGAGAGGCGGTTACGGTGCCTGCGGTGCCAGTACCTGCAACGGTGTAGTTAACGCGCAGGTATCGCTTGGTGCGCGACGGCACAACGACACGCACCGGCTGAGCGCCAGCGGTAAGGTTTGCTACCGGGATTGCGCCAGAGTTGTAGAGCGCTGACCAGGTGCTGTTGTCGTCACTGGTTTGCAGCTCAACAGCCAGTGAGGTCAGGCCTGAAAACGCAGTGCCTACCTGCACAGCCAGATAAACAGGCTCACCAATACCGATATCACGATCGACGCCAAGGTCTACCACGTTGGTAGATACGGCGGTCGCAGTGACCGCCTGAGCATTCGAAAACGTCAGCTCATTATCAAGAATCATTGCCTTTCTCCTTAAGAAACGACGGTTTCGTTGTCTTTGATGGCGTCAGTCTCGCGGAACGGCATACCACGGAAATCAGTCCACGGACGGCCTTCGGTGTCTTTAATGACGGACAGGCCGAGTGACGGTTTTTCTACTGCCTGCATGTCGAAGAAGCCGCCCAGCGTACGGTTCATGTAGATGCCCATGCGCGCGTTGCGGTCCGGCAGGATGTGCGTTGCGGCGATCATCAGACGCACCAGGTCGGTAGCGAACTTGCCGTTGGCTTTCTCATCGAGCATTTTGGTGACGTCGATGTTTGCGATGCGCACAACGTAGCGCCAGTCACGCACCGCGAGGCCAGTCTTCCACTGGAAGTGATCGCGGTAACCTTCGTACGGATTGCCATCAGCATCGAACAAGGTCTGTTGACCTTTGTCGGTGTGACTCAGGCCAGCCTTGGAGCCTTTCGGGTAGAGGCCGTGCACGGTTTGCTCGCCCCAGCCCACGATATAGACCGAGGTGAGGTTGCTGCCGGTGCCACCTGCGTCAATGATGTTTTTGCCGTTCTCCGCGTCCTTGTCGTTGTAGCGGGTGGCGAAACCGTCAAAGGATGCAGGATCATCCTTTTTGTTGCCGTAGAACAGCGTGGTCGCCATCTGCTGGTTCATGCCTTCGATGTAGGCCTGAGCCTCAGAAAGGCGGAACGCGCCGGTGTTGCCGTTCAGGTCAGCCAGCTCTTTGTCGACCTCTGAGTAGGTTTCCAGAATCGCCACGGCCTCATCGACCTGAGCTGTGGTTGACTTGCCTTTACCGACGCCCTTGTTGATGCGACGCCACTGAGCGGCGGGCAACGAAGTGCGCACGGTGGTGCGGTGATGGGTAGGTGCGTTGGATTCCAGGAACGGCATATCCAGCAGGATCGGGTTTTTCTGGTTCAGCATCTCAATGATGCGGGCCTGCTTCATGTCAGGGTCCTGACGCTTAGCCCAGTCGGCCAGGGTAAGGCAGTTGTTGCCAATGATTGCCATCGGTTTTATTTCCTTTAGTTGCTTCCGTAGAAGATGTCAGCTGTGCTTTTTGGCCCACTGGAGGCCGGTTCGCCGTTGATAGCCTTCGCCTCGGAAAGCGACTGGCCGATTTTGTGAAATGCTTTAACGATGTGCGGGTTGTTGCCCAGCCCGCTATCTGCCAGCGCCTGAATAGCTTCGGGTGGAAGGTATGCAGAGATGGCTTTGTTAGCCGTAGCCAGATTGGCGTCGTAATTGCCGCCCCATTCTTTGCGGATTGCGGCTACGTTCTCGGTAGCCTGCTGCTCACGCTGCTGATGGAACTGCTCGATAGCCTGCGCCTGCTGCGCGTTGTACCACTCAGCAATGCCCTGAGCCTGCTTCTTGCTGACGCCAAGCTCGAACATCTTGCTGCTGGCAGCGCCAGCGAACTCGCCGTTGTCACCTTCTGGGACCGGCAGCTCATAGCCTTCGGCGCTTTCAGGCCGACCAAGCTTGCTCCAGACATTGCCCCAGCCTTCCGCATCGCCTTCTTCAGGCAAGGATGAGAGGAACGGCTCTGTGGCCTGTTGCTGCTGAGCACCATCACCGCCGAGCAAATTGGTGCTATTGCTTTGCTGCTGGCCTTCAGTGCTGGCCTGCTGCGCTTCACCACCGCCTGGCTGGTCGCTTTCGCCGGCTTCATTCATGTAAACGCGAATAAGGTCACGGATGTTAAACATCGGTTTTCTCTGCCTCGTTGATAATTCGAATCAGCTCTTCCTGATCGCGCAGGACGTACTGTGAGATAAGGTTCATCACTTCACGCCGCCCCTCTGCTACACACGTAGCCAGCGGGTCGACCTGCCGGTGAATCGGTGAAACGGTTACGCTCGACTTTGTGGCACGACAGAAATCAGCAAGCACCTTCAGGACGATCTCCTGCTCCTTTGTTCGCTCGCCAGTCACGCCAAACACCGAACGAAAGGCACGCGCACGCCTCAGAATCAATCTGCTCATGTCATTCCTTCAGATGGTTATTGCGGAGCGGGTAGCGGAGAGTTGGCTTTCTGCTGAGCTGAAGCCAGCTTGTCAGCTGCGGTTGCAATGTTCGGCGCAGCGTTAAGCAGGTTATTAAGCTGCTGCTGTTGTGCCTGCGCCTCTTTAACCTGCTGTTCTTCCTGCTCAGTGAGAAGCAGTGACAGCGGCATACCGTTGATATCTGCCAGCTGCCTGACCACTTCGCCATACTTGATGATGGACAGGGCGCTCGGGTCGAACTGTGCAATCTGACTGACAACACCAAGCGTCGTTAGCACGCCCTGACCTTCATCTGCCCGCTGCATTCTGACCAGCGGAGATTTGTAGTCGATATCGTACTCCATGCCAGCATCAATAAGCTGCTTAGGAGGCTCAGGAAGCAGCCCGTTGCGCGCAAGGATATCAATCTCACGGTTAATCATCGGACCGAGCTGCTCGGACATAATGCGACCGGCGGTTGGCGCGAGTAACTGGCCTTTCTCCTGAGCGCGTAACATTGCTTCTGTGGCCGTCATCTGTGGGTTTTCAACCAGAATCTGGAACAGGTTCACCAGGAATGCATCGTTAATCAGCTTGCGCTTCTGGTCCATCATCTCCAGACCAAGCTGCGGCTGGGCACCCGTGGTGAATGGTGCGGCCAATGGCGTTCCGTTAGAGCTCATAGCCCCCGGGTTCAATGAGCCAGGAGACAGGTTAAATGTGCCAAGCACGCCATCATCAGCCATCATCACCGGCGGTCGGTTGGCGAGCTGAGCACCCACCATCGTCTCGCGGTTCATCTCGTTCAGAACCTTGATATCAGGCAGCGCCGTCATGCCGGGGCCGCGACCATACGTTTCGCCGGCTGACTTGTGATAGCGGCCAATGCAGTACGGCATGGTGTGATACCCGCCACGCTGCACAATCTTCTGTCCGTCTTTCGAGATGTAGAAGGAGGCGATCGGCATACCAGTATGGTCAGCACGCGGCTCACCTTCGTCTGTGTACTGCACATCTTCGTTCGGGCAAACGCGATGGATAAATTCGAACTTCGCCAGCGGATTGCTTTCAGAGGCCCGCTGGATGCTTTCGGGCAGGTTCTCTTTGCCAAACTGCTGCACAGCCTGACGCGCGCTAAGTTTGAATTTGCGATGAACGAGGTCAACAATTCCCTGATAGTTCTCTTCGTAGTAAAGCTCACGAAGGTGATACGTCAGATAACGCATACCCTTGCCGGGGATTTCGTCAACGTAGATGCAGCCGTTGCCAAAGGCACCATGAGAGATATAGTTCTCGCTCATCTGGTTAGCGAAGTTCGCTATTGGCGCATAGCGAAGTCGAAACAGAGTGCGCGTCACCTCTTCGAAGTACTTCTGCACTTCCGGGTCATCTGCGAAACGCTCGTTCTGCAGACCGTGCCACGTCTGTGTACGTGGCGTGATGACAGACTCCATCGCTGCAGCAAACCGCTCCAGCGCGAAGATGGGCGTTGAGTCTACCGCTTTATCAGACTTCTTCTGACCATCGCGAATCTCTCCGATAAAGTCTGCGCCTCGTGGCAGGCATCTCTCAGCTACTTCCTGCCAGTGCTGTTCCCACGTTGAGCGGGCCGTCTCCATTGTGCTCTGGTCGCGCAGAATCTTCTGAATCAGCTTTTCGTTCTGGTCGGCCATGTTATCCACCTAATAGAGTCTTCTGCCCTGTAGAGCTTGCAGATACCGAACTGTCGCCACCTGTGCCGGTCAGCAGATTGGCATTGATACCTTTCCGCTGCCGCTTACGCAGCAGGTCATCAGCCTGATTGAGCGCATCGTCTGTATTTACCGGAGTGGCGGTTTCGATTGTGGTGTTGCCCGTGTTGCCAAGGCCAACAAGTGAGCCGACGCCGCCAATGACGGAGCCGACAGCTTTTGTTATTTCGCTCATGCTTAGTCACCGAAGATGTTGTATTCCGCGATAGCCTGTATGGCTTTCTTGCGGGGAGCGTTGATTTGATATTTCTGACGGCCAGAGCGGCGCATCATGTAGGCGTAACGGACAGCATCAAGAACGTCATCGTTGGTTTTGGCTATTTTTCCGTGCTCGTCGCGGTGATACATGCGGAACTCATCGAAGAATTCCGGGCAGGTGCTGAACACCTTGAATCGCCCATCCAGCATGCGCTCGCGGATTTCATGAATGCCAGGCTCAACTTTGTTGCCGCCATCGGGCCATGTTGCGTGGTCGCCCAGCATCTTGAAGCCTTCAGCCTTGTACTGCTCTTTTAGCTGCTGACCGCCGCCTTTCTCGTGCTGCAAACCATCGTGCGGCCATGCAACGGGAACGTTTTCAGCCCATTTCTTAACGAGACGCCATGCCTCATCAGCCTTCTTATTCTTCGCCTTCCACACGTGAGCGACATAGATGACGTCCTCATCACGGTCTTCCCATAGCTGAACATGTGCCTGCGGGTGGTCCCATCCGAAGTCTTGCCCGTCGATAACGAAGAAGTGGTCAGGGCATGGGAATGGCTGACACATAATCTCATCATCTGCGATGTCATAGATTCGACCGTGACCCAGCATCGGGATGCCTTTGGTTCGCATGTCGCGCTGATGTGCAGGGAACGATGCCAGAAGCTCTGTTTTGACCTTTTCGCTCAGGTGAGGCGCATCATCCCAGCCAACGTTCATGCACGTCTGTGCAGCGCTCGGGTTGTCCATGAAGCCGATAACGAGGTCAGTACGGCCGTTCTCTGGCGTGAATGTCAGAATGCCGCGCCCACCATTGCCTTTATCGCCAGTTGCGGTACGCGTCAGCACCTGCGGGAAGATGTCGGGGTCTTTGGGTTCTTCATCGATGTGGAACCAGTCGACGCTGTCGCCCATTAATGCGTGCTGGCCCTGCGAGTAGGACCAGAACTGAATCTTTGCCGTGCCGCCAGATTTGTGTTTGATGTAGACAGAACGTACCGCGTTGGGCGTGCCTGTCATTGCCTCAACGCCGGTTATTAGCTCACCAGGTATCAGTCCGCCTTCCCAGCCGTTATCTGTCTTGCGCCCGATGATTGGCGTCTGAAGCAGGTCACGGCACTTTTCGCCGGAGTATCCCAGGACCCATATCAACGGCGCATGGTCAAACTTATGGCCTGTCCATTCATCAGGGTAATCGCCCATTGCATGAATGGCGTCGATGTAAGTTGCTGTCTCGGTCTTTCCGACCCTGTTCGCTGCGATAAGGGCTGACTGTGAATATTCCTTAGTGCTGGCAATGAAGCGCTTTTGCCACGGGTGACGCGACTGGTAGAAGCCACGATAGCGATAGACGTTCTCACGACGCTTTTTCTCTTCAAGGAGCTTCAACAGCTCAATCTTCTGCTCCCGGCTGAGATTGTGCATGGGTTAGCTCCTTCAGGCGCGCATCAAGTTCCGCGTCCGTTAAATCGGTGATCGTGATGTTTTGCTCGTGCGTCACCTTGTCGCCATAGCGTTTCGGTGCCAGTTTGGATGCGTACCACTTGCGGGCATCAACACGCAGGCGCGAACGAGCGACACGCTCATGGTTGGTCTGCTCGTTGCCATCTTCATCAACGATGACGTCACCGCTGCTGTCGTCTGCGATCGTGATGATTTCTTCGGCCAGTAATTCGGCCTGAACTTCGCGTGCGCGCGCGTACTGTTGCATGAAGTCTTCGTGTCTCTGTAACCAGTACATGACAGTTCTGATAGCAGGCATGCCCGGACGCTTGCAGATTGAGCGAAGACTCTCGCCCAGCATAAGCAGGTTGCAGATGTCTTCAGCTACTTCCGGAAGGTAGTCAGTCGGGCGGCCCATTTTCTTTTCGGTCGCCATGATGATTTCCTTATGTAGTGATAATCGGGATCAAATATTTCAGGTGTTTGTAGAGCAGCACGGTCTGACCTGTTTTTGCAGCAACCTTTGCTAGCTCTTGAGCTTTCAGGCTGGCTTGCTCACCGCTCAATCCTACGTACTGATATGGGTGAGGTGTTTGCAACTTAGTTAGCATCAGAATGTCCTGCTACTTGGATGGATATATTGCCGTGATGCAGCGATACCACTGCATCAGGATTCAGTGCTTTTGTTCTGTCAAAGGCTCTCAACGAAAGCCTTTTGCAGAACTTTATAAATCACTCTTCGTGCTTAAGTTCCGCAACTTCTTCGATGACTTTACGCAGGGCGTCAGTGCGTTCTTTGATTTCGTACGCGGGAACACCGGCATTCACAGCCAGAGCAAATGCGGTTGCGATTAGTTGGCTTTTCATTTCGTTGTGGTCGTGTTTAGTCATCTTCTCATCTCTCAGTTTAGAGGTGCGGGTATTGGCTTTATTTAACGTCGCTGGCTCCCGCTGGCACGCTCGACAATGCTGGCTGCACAGCATTATCAGAGCCACTCAGTGAATGGCCCTTGTAATGCTATTCGCCGTTAAGCTGCAGCGTCTGCACTTGCGGCTGTGTTGTCTTCTGCGAGCGCTTCGCCTGAAGCGTCTGTGGTGCTGGCTGATTCAGGATCGTCAACGACGATGCCAAGGCTTTTGTACTGAGCCGTTACTGCTTCGGCTAAGCCCTCCGTCTTTTTCTCGCTCAGCTTTTTGACGATGAGAGCCTTAACTTCTTCATCCTGCAGCACTTCTTTCAGCTCGTCTGAGGTTACTTCTACGGACATGATCGCTCCTTATGCTTTAGCGATGAGTTTCTTTGCCAGAGCGACAACTTCATCAAACTCTGCTTCGACGTCGTGACCGATGCTGATGAGGATTTCTTTCACCTTATCCAGAACAGCGTCGTTACTGACTACAGTGGTTGTTGTGGTCTGAGTGGTCACTGGCTCACCGGTGGTGGTGACGATGGTTGGCTCTGCGGTTGTCTCGACTACGGTATCGGTCACGGTTGTTTCCTTGGTTGCTGGCTCGTTCTTTGTCAGGAGCCATTTAAACGGATTCATTTGGGTTCTCCACACAGCTTCACCCAGAGGTCATTGTGATCGTTAATGGCTCGCACAGTGCGAACATCCATCACGTCAGCGTCTTTACCGTGGGTTCGGATTGGGCTATCGAGGGTGCAGAGAGAATCGACGGTTTTTGTCGGCGCGTCAGTCGTCGGAGTTGAATTGTGACTGGCGCAGCTTGTTACGCTGAGCGTCATCACTAAGAGCAGCATTGGTTTGTTTAACACTGTTGGCTTTCTCCGTGTTCTCTGACTGCTTCTTAGCAACATCAGCTACCTGCTGGGATTCAACCTTTGCAGCTGTTACGTCTGCTTTGGCTTGTGTCTGCGTGGTGCCGATTTTCTTTCCGCCGAAATAAGCGCTCACCAGTGCGGCGATAACAGCCAGGCCAGCAAGAATCTCTGTCCACCAACCTGAGAAGAGCGCTGCGATAGTTGTCATGGTTGCGACTCCAGTTCATCACGCTTCTCTTTCAGCTTTGGCTGTCTCACGTACTGGGCGATTACGGCCAGAGCTACCAGTGTTGGGCTAATGAAAGAGAGAATGTTAGGCGGCAAATACCCTTTAATGTCTGGAGGGAGAGCCATCCAGGCATGCAATGCGGCGTCAGGGAAAGACTGAAGCAACGCGCCAATTGCAGCACCTGCCGTACCCAGCCATACACTCCACGCCTTGAATAGCAGTTTTGCATGGGCGACAAACTCCAGGCTTGTGTACTTCCTGATGAGCAGGACGACAATCACAGCAACCACTATGATGAGGAGCCAGATAAGAAAGGTCATATCAGCCCCTTGTAGATGTCATAGGTTCCGGAACGCATTACCTCAGCGTGTCGCTGGGCACGCTTAGGCGTTTGCGACGCCCATTTGCTGCTGAGCATGCCATTTGATGCGCCGGTGAAGTTTCCGTTTGAAATCATAACCAGCGTGTTCTTGAAGCCTGCCAGGCCGTTGATGCCCATTTGAAACGCCATGCTATACAGGATGTCAGCACGCGCCGGGTTGCATTTCTGCAGCGCGGCGTAAACTGAAGGGGTGTTGCGGCACTGGTTCATCACGCTGTCGACGAATGTCTGTAGCCAGACGTCACCTACAGCGCGCGGAACAGTGAATGTGTAGCTCGACAGGCTGTTATTCTTCGGGCCTATCTTGATGCCGCATGCCACGGTCGGGAAACCCTCGGTATCGAGGTAGGGCTTCTCGCGATAGCCTTCTTCCATGTTGAGGATCGGGATAATCTGGCTCATTTCTTCTCGTCCTCTTTGACCACTTTGTTAACTTCCTGCGGTAGCTGGTCGACTTTCTTCTTAATCTCGCTCACTGCCCGGTCTCGCTGATTGGCCCTGAGCGAATACTCTTTGGATGCCACGAAGTAACCGGAGAATGCGCCGGCAGAGAAGATGCCAAGCGACGAGCTGATGACGATTAGCAGAACCTGCCAGGTGATAATGGTTTCGCCGGAGGAATTCTTTATGCTCATCGCGGAACCCTCAGTGATGAACGAAGCTCAGTGATTTCTTTCACGAGGTTCATATTTGATGTGGTCAGCTCCCTGACCTGCTGCCGAAGCCCTTCGTTTTGCTCTTCGAGAAGCTTCTGTGAGTTCTCGATAATCCTTAAGCGGGCGTCGGTCTCGGATATTGTTTTCCAGTACTGCCGGATTGTTTCGTCTCGCTCCTCAATCTCGTTGCGCAGGCTGCCATTTTCTATCTTTGCCTCGCGCAGCTGATCGCTCAGGAACTGCAGCATGTTTACTTGCTGCTTGTCGTTAGCGTTGCTGGCCTTGCTGCTTATCCAGTAGCGGCTGAACGCCATCCATCCGTTAAGCCCAACGGATAGGGCTCCGCCTACGCCAAGGAGCGTTTCTTTTGAGAAGAGTAAATCGGTGATCGCCATAGCCGTCTCCGGCAACCCGGTAAGACCGGCTGGATGCTGTGAAGAAAATGCGCTACGCCACCAGGGTGAAATCACTATTTGGTGTTGAATGGCGTGCGCAAAAGAAAAAGGCCAGCTCTTTGGCTGACCTCTTGTAATTTAATTTTTGGTTGTGGTGGCCGGATTTGAACCGGCGCGGCAATCCAAAGGAATCCATGACCCGCCCCTGCAGCAATGGCAAGCAGGGATGGCGCTCTAACCATCTGAGCTACACCACAACGGAAAGAGCACTCTCGTCCCGGCTACGCAGACGATTCCGGTTTGCTGTTTTCAATGCTCTTACCTGTTGTGCCCGTTTATGTGTGGAGCTTCGCGCCTATATGTGGAGTCAGGTCCACACATAGCGGCCTTATGTGTGGAGCGCCATCGAGGACTCGAACCCCGAACCGCAGAGGTAGAAGCTCTGTGCTCTATCCGGTTGAGCTAATGGCGCAGAAATGAAAAAGCCCCGCCAGCTGGTGAGGCTGCGAGGCTCTTTAGAATCCACAAGATGTTTTGCAACTGACCGGAAATCGTCAGCGCTCAGTACGCTTTACTTCCCGAGCATGGCATAAATATGCCAGGTTGCTTGCCCCTTGTCTTTAGCAATTAGTGCTCATTTTCTCTTCATGCGGCAATATTCGGAATCTCCTTCTCCATTTCTCGCTTAATTGCGTAAAACATTTCTCCTTCGATAATGTCCATTGCCCATTCGAGTCGGTTGCGGGCTTCCTTTGGAGTGATGCGAGTGTAATAAATCAGGCAGGAGCCGATGTTTTGCACGCTCTTGCGTTTGCAATATCGTAATCTGGCTACGTTACGAAGCGGGTTATCTTTACCGAATGTCTTTACCAGCACGGATTCAACAAAGGCAGCATCATCTGATTCTTTGGCGAGAGCGATGATGTTTGCCGTTGATGTCTGAGGCATCAGTAAATCCCTTGCCTTGCGGAATAGCTCTTCACCGCGCAGGCCTTCACAGTGCAGTTGTGACACGATTTTCTCTATCTGCTTACCCTTCTGTTCGCTCCATTCGCAACGCATCATCAGGCGCCCGATAACGTTCACTTCCCCGCGGTCGTAATCTTCGCCGCCGAGGTGGTCTCCCCATACGGTTAGCAGGTGACGCACCCACGCCTGCTGGGAACGGTTAATCGTCTTCCAGCCATTACCGAACAGCCGGCGCATTTCTGCCGCGCTACGGATGCCTGACAGGCGTACCAGCTGCTGAAAGTCTCTTTCAATGCGCATGCGTGTTCCCTCTCAGCTTCATTTCGATTCTCAGGAGTCGGTAGTTGATTTCGTACATGCCGCGCAGCTTCATGAGCCGCAACATTTTCCATTTCTTCCTAAGCGATTCGATCATGCTGCTTCCCTCTGCTTGACCAATGCACGCAGCAAAGCCCTGTAACACGCACGTATGCTGTCCAGCTCTTCACGGGTGTATCGGTGAGGTTCGTTGTTGGATTCGAGCGCCAGGACGCGCTGAAGGCCGATTTTGGTGATGAGGTTGATGCGGTAAGGACCAATAGCGCCGGAGTGATGCACGTTGCATGCTGCACACTGGCTGTGAACATTGTCCTCGTTGAATCGTAACTGTGAAGCCGCTGCCGTAGTTCGGTAATGACCGGCGTGATAACTAACCGCCGTTGTGCTGCCGCAGCTGATGCAGATATCCCCGTCCCGCGCTCTGATGTAGTCGTTGAAGGCTCGCTGGGTCATGTTGATCCAGTGGCTTAACGGCTTTACATCGGCTTTGCGCTTGTTCCATGCCGCGCGCTGCTCTTTCTCCAGGCGCTTTTGCTTGCGCTCGGATAGCTGGTTAGCGAGTTGAATGGCACACTTTGGAGAACAGACGGTCTGTAGGCTATTGCGGGGGATGAACTTCTCAGGACAGCATTTGCATTTTCGGGCTTTCGGCGGCTTCGGCGTGATGCCTATCGCCATTATCTTCTTCCTCCTGCCAGGAAAATGATGCTCAACAGAAACAGCGCTATCCAGTCTGAGTCACTCATCTGTTTCTCCTGTTAGCCTGAAATTTGGGTCTAGCATCAGCCACAGGTCGAGGCATGAGGTGCATGCGTATACTTCGGTATCCAGCAGCTGAGCACCACAGCCAGCGCATGCAGAAGCAGATGGCTCGCCAGCGCCAGTAGGCGGATTTGATTGGCCGGTCTCTTTCATGTTCTTCCCACTCCATATCGCACTGACAGTTTTCGCAGCTGATTGAATAGTGATGTTTGTCTTCAGAGGTGAGGATGGTGTAACAGCGGTGGCAGCGCTCACGCATTGTCGGCCTCTTGCATCATCAGGAATACAATCATGGCGGCGCGGAGCGGGTTTTTGTGGTCAACAAATTGGCTACAGGTCTCATCCGTACCGAATGCGCCAACAGGTGCTTCATATTCCATTTCAGCCTGCCAACTGCCATCACTGTGATAGAGAGATATGCCATGCTCCTGAATAATCGGCCCGGCGTCAGCCCATGAGTTGCAGGGGTTGAAGCAATTGCCATTAGATACTCGATAGCCATTAACTAAGTATTTTCCGGACTGCCAGATTGGTCCTCTCTCATTTGGTTCAATTTCTTCACAGAAATCATCTTCTGACTTCGAAAAGAAGAATGCATGTGACATCCCCAGCGCCCTGACTACAGCGCAGTTAATTTCAAAGTCTGACATTTCGCTGTAGTTCATCTCGATTTCCTCATGCGATTCCATTTGGCCTGCAGGATTCCCGCAACGTAGTCGAATGTCGGCACCTGGCTGGCGTTGAGTATTGGCTTGTTTTTGCGGCGGGGTGATGGAGTGTCGTAGATGGCGTGGTTTTCCCATCGCTCCCAGAGTGATCGGGTTCTCTTCATGCGCTCCTCCGGTAGAGATGTAAGCAGGAAGAGAGCGGCAGCCCGGTAATTTCTGCAATCTGGCGGAACGTCATGCCTGCAGTTTTCAGGGAGACGACCTCCTTCATCTGCTTCGTGGTAAGCGTCCTGTTTACTTTTTTTGGCATCGGGATGCATCTGTATCGCGCGACGTCGTAAACAGACTTCTCAGAGCGCCCAATCATTTGACCAATCTGAGCCGCTGTCATGGTTTCCGACAGGTTCTGGATTGCGGCTAACTCATGGTTTGTGTATGGCTTGCCCATTACGCTGCGCTCCTGTAGTCAGTAGTGATTACTCCCGGCACGCCTGCGGTGTACATCGCGTTGCGGGACAGGTCTTGTGGGGATATCTCCATCACGTCAGCCGTGCGCTGATATACGCAGTAAGGCGTTTGATAGACGTGAGAAAGCCACGCAGCTTCTTCGATGGCTGCGGCAATATCGGTGAAAGGGGTCATTGGTTTTGTTTGTCCTTCAGCTTCTGATATTCGCTGTCGTGCGGGATAGTCAGCGCCAGGCCGAACTGAGCGCACCACTGCTCCACCTGGCACAGGAAGAAATGCATCTCTGCTGTGTCGAGGTTTGAGGTGTGTCGGGGTTCGTAGGTGGTGACCTTCTCGCCGGTGACGAAGTCGGTGTAGGTAATCTCTTCACAGCCAAGGTAGGTGCGCTTGAGGTTTCGCTTAACCCATTCTGGCGTGGCGTCGGTGCGGCCGGACTTAATCAGGTAGTCGCTGATTTCGGCGTACCACATGTGAGAGAGTGCGTTTTGTGAAAGGCTGCGTTTGTCTTTCCACGGCTTCAGGATGAGCCGGTAGCAGTCGCCGGATTCGAGCAGAGGTAGAAGCTGTTGCCCGATGGCGTTGAAGTTGGTCTTATGAAGCCGAAGGCCCTCTTTCGGTATCTCCATCGCGCTTGTCTCTCTTCAGTGCGTCGCTGAGTAGCTTCCTGATGCCTCCTGACAGGCACATAGATCCGACGTGCTGACTGGCGAAGCGACTGATGTCACTTGCCAGCTTATCCAGCTCGGTATCGGATATGACGTGCTCAGGACGCTTGAGGGGGATTACGTTGTTCATGACCTCTCTTCCTCCATTCGGATAGACATCACGCCCGTCATGGTGGCGATACTGATATCCATCTGCGTTTTCTGCATAGCAAGGGGTTTGCCATAAACTTTGGCGACTTCATGCAAAGTCGCTAATGCGAGGTTGGCCGCGTCAGAAATATCACCTTTCCCTGCGTCGTAATGCTCATTAAACAGCGTGATACCGAACCTGCCATTCAGAGAGCTAATCTGACAGTCAAAGCTGCCTTTGAAGCTGATTTCATCAGCTGCACCCTGTACAGCTGAAATGTAATATGCATCGCCTTTAACGCTCATGCTTCCTCTCCCATGTTGCGACGTGAATCTCTCCAGGCTAGCCAGGTGTACGTTTGAAGTTCGTCTCTGCTTTCACCTTCCGGGTAGAGGTGCTTTGGGAAAGATAAATCGAACCACTTTTTGAATTTTTCTCTGCTAGTCATTCTTCCTCTCCTCGCTCGCGTTCCTGCTCAACTACTCGATAGGCGACAATTGGGTTTCCGCAGTTCCTGCCCCAAAAGAAATGTCGGCATGGTCCACTGTCTGTATCTCCATCAGCCCATCTGACTTTTACGATTACTGAGGGGTTTACTGGCTGGCTGTTACCGCGCCACTCAATCCATTGGCTTTTACCCTTCTCCTGCTGCTCCAGTACAGGGAGTGCAATCTCAAGGGCTTCGAGGTAGTCATAGCCCTGGTTTGTCAGTCCATGGTTGTTTTCTGTAAATCTCAGCTCATTAATCCTGAGCCTGCATCTGCTAACGGTTAGCTTGTTCATTGGTGACTCCCTGTTGATTGCGGCGCAGTACATGCACACCCCAGCGACCCACTCGGATTTCTTTGCGGTATCCGTGACGGATGGAGAAAGGTGCCGGGTATAAATCGCGATTGATGATGTTCAGGCCGTAGCCGAAGATGCGGAACCAGAAAGATCGGTGCGGTTTGCGCTGCCATTTGATGATTTTCAAAACCCACCTCCCCGCTTCTTGCCGCCTTTGTCGGAACGCGAATCGCTCATCATGTCCAGCGCCTCAGTTGCCAGCGTGCGGATATGCAGCAGGGCTTCATGGGATGGCGGCTGCTTCTTAGCGATGTCGATGATTGCCCGCACAAGATTTCGCGTCTGGTCCTGCGAAGGTCGGATAATCAGCTGTGTTACCTGTGTCATAAGAGCACCTCATATCCTTCATCTCGTTTTAAAGATGCATAATAAATTTCCCACTCTCCGTAGCTGACGCCGTTGAATACGCACCCAGACCATGCCCTGCGATCACACTCAGCATAAACTTCCGAAAATGTTTCTTTTGGCATGGTCACCAACTCTTCGATTTGCTTCATATCAAGACTCATGCTGCACCTCGTGAGCGGTAAGAGTCCCATGTGAAAGCCAGCGTACAGCCGCCGCCATCGTTCATGCGGTCGATAACACGCTCACCGATGAAGGCAGCAAGCTCGTCTTTCGGCAGGTTGCTAATCAGGATGGTCGGCATCATTCGCTCATAGCGAGTGTTGATGATTTCAAACAGGATGAGCTTTTCCGCCTCGCTGCCGAACTGCACGCCGACTTCGTCGATAATCAGCAGCTCAGGGTCGGTGTAAATCCGAATCACTTCGGCTTCGGTGCGCTCGGAGTTTTTAGACCATGTGGACTTAAACAGGCGAGCAATGCGCAGCGCCGTAGTGAACAACGCTGAGTTCTGGTGCTCGTTGATGACATGCTTTGCAATCGCCAGTGCAAGGTGGTTCTTGCCGGTGCCGGGCTTGCCGCACATCACGAGGCCGCCGCCCTGCTTCAGACGTTCCGGCCACTTAGTCGCGTAGGCTTTGCAAAGCTTCAGGCAACGTGCCGCCTCATCGTTAACCGGCTGGTAGTTTTCCAGAGTTGAGCCGGCGAAGCGCTCTGGCAGTTGTAGCATGCTCATGAGTCGCTCTATCTGGTTCTCTTTGATGCGGCGTTCCTGCTCTTTGTGATCTGCCCTGCACTGCTTGATGCGGTCTTTCAAGCATTCAGGGCATTCGCTTTTGCTCGTTGTCAGAACGCGCTGACCTGCATGCATCTCACGAATGCGCTGCTCGAACTGGCCGTGTTTATCGCAGATGGCGGGATTGATATACAACTTGGTATTCTCGATTTCTTTTGGAGGCTGGCTAATTTCCGCCAGATATTTTTCCAGTCTCTCAATTTCGCGTGGGTAATCCATGGTTAGCCCTCCATCCAGGCTGGCATCTCAGTGGTGCCGTAGTTTTTAGCTGAGAAGTTTTCGTTCACTGCTCGGCGCGCTGGCTGTACAGGGCGTGATGCGGCTTGTTTGTTCTGGTAGCTGAGTTTCTGGCTTGCAGTGATAAACCAGTTCTTTGGCTTCTCATGCGTAAACTCGATATCCAGCTTCTGCAGTTCGTAGTTCAGATCGATGTTCGGATAGAGCAGCTTCCAGGCTTCGTAGTCCTTGTGATTTAGCCGAACGATGTTTCCTTCGAATGCATAGCGACCTGACATGGCATGAACCGTCGCCTGACTTTCCCCCTCGCAAGTCGCGTCAGCGGCTTGGGTGTTATAGGGAATCAGGTTAAGGGAATCAGGAATCAGGTTAAGGGAATCAGCAGGATTTAAATTGTTCTCTTCTGATGCTTGCACTGTACTTGCACTGTACTTTTCTGGTGCTTGTGTATTTTCAATAACTTGAGTGTTTATCTCTGCTTCTTCTACCGGTTCAGCATCGTGCTTTACTGGTGCTTCTTCCGGTTCAGGTTGTGATGCGCATGGTTCTGGTATCTCGCTAGGTGCTTCCTTGCAGTGTGGATTCTGGTGCTTCTTCCAGTTCGAGATCTGGATGTAGGCATTACCTTCCACTGAATAGCGATTGATGAACTGGCGGTCATGAAGCTGCTTAAGGCAGTCGTCGCAATCAACATTATCGAAAGGCAGCACGAGCGCTTTAATCTTCTTAGGTCGATCATCTAAACGCCCTTCTTTATCTGCAATCGTCCACAGCCCGGCAAACAGCAGGCGGGCAAGTGGAGAGCATTCAGCTAATTCATCATTGGTGAAAAAGCCTGGTTTGATGTTTCGTGAACGTGCCATTTAGTCACCTTTAATACGGGATTTCTTCTTGAGCTTCTCGAATGCGTTCGGATACCCACTCTTTAAAGGTGGTCCAGTTCGGCACCGTCTTAGCAAACTCGGTCAGCTCATCAAGATCTAAGCCATAGGAAACCCACGCCTTGAGATAGCTCATTACGTGGTTTTGATTGATATAAATTCGGTTCTTCAGAATTCCTCTGATGTAGAGGATCCTTTGCTCTTCGGGGGGTTTTCTTTTTGTTGCAGCAATACGGGGTATGTAATCGAAGAAAGCCCCGGTAACCTCGGGAGTAAGCTCCTGAGTAAGCTTCTTGTCTGCCGCCAGTTCAATTGCGTCCAGAATTTCTTCAATCTTATAAATACGGAGCCATCGTTTTATGGCTTTGCGACCATTATCGTTGACAGTGAAAGGGTCAATACACTCTTCAATTTTCACTACAACGATGTCTACCACATCGTCCTTCAGGCTCTTTAAGCCATCACGCCACTGGATCATCATCTCCAGTTGCTCACGCTTAACATTAAGCTCCTGGAGTTGCTGTCTTTGCTTTTCGAGAACAGAATTATCAGTAAGTTGACGGTCACTTTTCCCACCGTTGCAACTCTCGCATGAAGTAACGAGATTCATCATGTCGTTATCACCACCCTTACTGACAGGGTTTATGTGATCAACATGCAAAATCACGTCAGGAGCCGAGCGCCCACAGTACTGACACTTGAATCCATCTCGCTTGAATACTTCAAAACGGATTTTTTTAGTTATGCCTGAGCGAACCTTTTTGACCTGGTCAGGCGTTGGTTTTTTTGCCATAATTACTCCTGTTGATTGTGTTGGCGTAACACAGTGTTTTAAGCCCTAATCGAGTTGCCGCTCGGTTGGGGTTTTTCATTTGTAAGCCCTTCCAGTGCATGCCTGAATGCACGACTGATAGGACTGATATCCGAGTCCATCCCAAACGCACACAGAACCGCCGCAATAAAGCGCCAGTCTGTCCGGCTTATCTTCGACTCATGGCAACCGACCATCTTTGCCAGGCCGCGTTGTGTGACGGTTGAGAGGTTGATGAGCAAATCTGTTTCTGCCCGGTCAATATCTCGCTGTGAGAGCTTGCTGTTACTTGCGTGTTCCATCGTTGATACTTCCCTTTAGTGAATAGTTAATGAGCGCACACCCATAACGGGTGACGCATAGTTGTTTATTGATTTGGGATTCGCTTTGCAGCGACGTAGGACGTCATGTCCGTTGTGAAAAGAGCGGTGATGCTTAGGCGGCTTTTGGCGGGAAAAGATCATCCAGAGAAACATCTACGCCGTGTTTTTTGAAAGCAGAGATAAAAGTTCGGCATAGATCGATATCCATTCCACGCCGCCCGGTTTCGTAATGGCAAATTGCACCGCGTGTGCAACCAACCATCTTTGCTAAATCAGACTGCGTTAGCCCAACGCGCTCACGGAAAGTGCGAATGTTGTTCATAGGGGCCCTCCTTGCCTCTAAGTATACATATCGTATTCAAACCTGCAAGAACAATATACGAATTGTGCCTCGATTAAAAGGATACGAATCGTATAATTTAAGGATGAAAATGAACTGGTACGATATCGCAAAGCAAAGGATTGATGCGCTTGGTTTGAACCAAGAAAAACTGGCTGAGCACATTGGT